ACGCCGAACGGGATCACCCGCGTCTGCGGGTAGCCGTTAGCTACCAGTTCGTCGCGTGCCCAGTTGCACCAGACGAGCGGTGTGTGACAGTCGCGGATGGAGACCTGGACGGCCTCACTCACCGGACTGGTATCCACCGGCATCCACGGACACCAGCGGAAATCGCGCTCACCCCAGTTCTTCAGAATCCACACGTCTTGCAGCGTGATAACCACATCGGCCCGGAAGTGCGCGGCGTGCTGGTCGATGATGTCATTGAGATAGCCGTCGCGGGCCTGCGGGTAGATGCGTAGCGGCGCGCCACCCACGTCCATATCGGCGATGGTGCCACCCCAACCGTAGAACGCCGCCAGCGCCAACTCGTGCCCGGCCTTGTGCAGGCGGGGTATCGAATAGCGCCACGGCTTCGAGTAGCCGGTATTTCCCCAGGGTGCGGCCCCGGTGAACATCAGTCTCATTGCGCCTCTCCTTTCAAAAGCTGCGCGATAAGGTGCCGGGGTGAGAGTGTGAAAGGAGGAAAGCCACCCCCACTACCCGGCTCGATGGTCGAAACACCCCAACCCTTCATCGTGCGTCAGTCCTCCTCGGCGTCGTTGATGACCCACTCGGGATCGATGGAGTCGCCGGGGTCAGGGTGCATGTGTAGCGTGTGCGTGGACGGCTTACGCCGCGCCCGGTGATAGCGGGATTGGGCCAGGGCGTGCTCAAACGCCTGTGAGCGTGAGTAGCTGCCCGAGTCCACCCGCACATCGAAGCGGGCGGAGAGCGTCGCGGCCTTCTCGTCCCAGATGTCAGCGGCAGCCGCGTGCAGGTCGTAGGTGTCCACCCAGTCGTCGTTGTCATCCTGCGTCGGTGGGCTGGTGGACGTGTCCCAGGTGTAGGGAACCTCCCCCCGCTCATCGACCAGCGGATACGCCTCGATGTAGGTGGTGATGGCGGCGTCGTCGTAGGTGTCAGTCGTCGGCTCGGCTACCATCCGCCGTACCTGCGCGATCTGCGCGGCTGTCGCTGTCATCGTCTACTCCTTCCGATGGAGATCAGGCGTGGACGTACTCGACGTAGTAGGTGCCCACAAGACCGGCCAGCGTTGCGCTGGGTGTGACGGTCAGATACTCGTCGCTGTCCCACGCCACAACTGCGGCTGCCGTCGCGGCGTCCACACATTGCTCCACGTTGTCAACCAGAATCGCGGCACTCCCCACGTCCACGCCATCCAGCAACTCGTCGTTGCTCGTGCCGGTCGCAGCCACCCCGGCGTCCACGTTCGCGGCGCCGGTCGCGGCGGTAGTCACGTTGATGATGAACCGCGTGATGATGAGGTCCGCGCCCTCGGGATTCGCCAGGTTCAGCGCATCGCCGCCGGTTGTGGTCGTGGCGGCGGTCAAACTTCCACTCAGACAGCCCTTACCTTGAGCCATTGAAGCCTCCTGTTAGGTGTGGGTGGGCGACGGTCAGGCCACCCACCCGGTTAGTCAAACTAGGTGATCATCTCCACCATCTCGCCGCTCGTGTCGGCGCCGGTCACGTCATCCATGTTGCCCATCAGCACGCCCCGGTCAGAGGCGTCCCACTTACCCGACCCGTAGCTCACGCAGTCCTTGAGGAAGATGCGCGCCGGGCGGTTGGCGGCGATGGCAGGGATCACGAAGCCGGACGCCATATCGAACTGCGTCTTGTTCGTGTTGGTGAAGAGGCAGTCCTTGAAGATCGTGTAGCGGTCGATACCCGTCACGTCGGCCACCTCCACGAACGCGGCGCCGGTGTGTCCGGCGTACATTGAGACGTGGCAGTCCTCAAAGACGTTGCGCTGGGCGCTGCCGTCGAAGAGTACGCCCACATGCCCGGTTGCCGCAGCGACGGTGTCCACGCCGATGGTGCAGTGGCGGAACAGGCACTCTTCGGCGCCGTCCAGCTTGAGCGACGCGCCGCCGTTGATGGCCATTGTCGCGTGTCCGCCGCCGGCAAAGTGGACGTTCTCGAAGTAGTTGCGCCCGCCGGTCACGCTCACGTTGATGAGCGACGTGGCGTCGTCAACGCCCTGGAAGATGTAGAGGTTCTTGAAGATGCAGCCGGAGGCGGAGATGGTGATGAGCGGGCTGGCCCCGGTGAGCGTTGAAAGCTGGAAGATGCGCGCCCGCTGCCCGGCGTGCGTCGGTGCGGCCAAGCCGACCAGGTGCGTGTAGTTCTTGCTCCACGTCAGCGCGGCGCTGAGGGTGTTGCCGGACGAACCGGACAGCACCAGCACCACGTCGTGCTGATTGGCGGTGCACTTGGCGTAAGCTGCCGCGATGGTGGCCAGCGGCTTCTCCCAGCTATCGCCGGAGTTGTCGTCGTCACCGTTGGCAGCATCGACCAGGTACACATTCGAGTTAGGCCCGCGTGGGATACCCAGCGCGGCTAGCTCGTATTTGATTTCCTTCGGATAGAGTCCCATTAGTTACCTCCTTACGGGACTAGCGCCGCGAACGGATACATCGTCGAGGCGTCGATGCGGTTGACGGGATTGGCGATCTGGAAGCCCAGGCGGAACACGGCCCGTAGCGCCACGAGGTCCTGCTGCATCAGGTTGTAAACGATGTTCCCGCTTGCATCCTGGATTACACCCTCGGTGAACACCTTGAAGCTGATGTCCTGCCGGATGGCATAGACCACCTGCCGCCAGTCGCCGGAGATCATCCATGCGCTAGACGAGTCCATCGAGCCGTTCATCGGGAAGACCAGCGGGGAGCCGTCCAGCTCGTACATCGCGGCTTCCTGCGGCGTGCGCATGAAGATGGGCAGACCGTTGGCGTCGCGGAGACCCCGGAGCTTGGCCTTCATCCCCAGGTGCGCCAGTGAGCCGGTCACGGCGTAGCCCGCTTCCTCAACGAGGCTGAATACGCCGTCCTCATCGAGCAGGTCTTCGTAGATGTCGGCCCCGGTGCCTAGCGTAACGGTCTTGGAGTTGGCGGCGCAGTAGGTGTAGATGGCGGTGGGCCAGCTGGAGGGCTTGTTGGTGCCGAACAGCATAGCGGCGTCGATAGCCTTGCCGAAGGCCGTGCGGATCTCGGGATAGACCATATCCCAGACCGGGTACTGGTTGTCATCCAGCGCCGTCTCCGGGATGGGCACGATCACCGCCAGCTCTTCGGCGGTCAGCGTCAGGCCCGTCCACTCAACGTCGGTGGTCTGCTTCAGGCCCGTCTCGCCATTGACGAAATAGGCCAGCGCCAGTGCACTCTGCACCGGCATAACGCGGGTGGATGTCGGCATATCCGGCAGCCGCCGCGCCAGTCGCATCACGGCGGACTCCTCTGCCGTGGTGTTGAAAATCTCGCGTGCGTACTCAACGGGGATCATCCCCCCCATCTGAGACGCGCCGATCACATCAGTGTAAGCCATGTCCTCTCCTCCTAGATTCGATTACGTCCCGCTGCGGCCCGCACCGCGTCGTTCATGTCGAACGTGCGGGGACCGCTGCCCCCGGCGCCGCTACCGGCATCTCCGGGAGGCGGGGCCTGCTTCGGTTGGCGGAACAGTTCGGGATACGCATCCTTCACCGCGTCCCAGTTCACATTCCCGCGCCGGTCGAAGGCGTCCATCTCGGTCGCCGCCAGCCATCCTAGCTTGTGGTTGACCAGCTCGGCGGGTGCGCTCTCGTAAAACGCGATGCGACGTTCCGCTTCCTCGTACTCATTCGTCAGGCGTTCCAATTGCGCCTTGGCGTCGCTGCCGTCTTCAAGCTGCTTTGCTACGTCTCGTAGCTGGCGCTCGAAGTCCTTCCGCTGGTCGCGTTCGTCCACGAGGGCGGACTTCAGCCCGCTCACGTGGTTGGTAAACAATTCACGGACCGGCTCCGGCTGCGCCTCCATAAAGGCGTCCCACGTCTCGGGCACCTGTGGCGTCTCGCTGGTGTCTGCGGGATTCGGTGTCTCTTTGCCCGTCTCGGGCGTCTGCTTCTCGTCTGCCATCTCGGCGTCTCCTTCTCTGATTGCGGGCGTCTCGCCCTGGAAATGAAAACCGCCCACACTCTGAAAGCGCGGACCTTGCGGTCGGTGCTCTCGGAATGTGGGCGGGACTTACCGTGTAAGTGCGGCCCGATATTCGCTTGTCAGATTGGGCGTCGGGATTCGGACCCGATCAGCGTTCCGGTTTGCCGAACCTTTCCGCTGTTTTCAGCTTCCGTTGCCGCCCGCTACTCCCTTGGGCGTTGGCACACCCTCAAGCGGGGCATATCCGGCAACTTTCACTGGCGCTCCCACTCGCTTGCGCCCTAAATGCTATTTGTCAGCTGGTACATTCTCGCTTCTATCAGCTCCATTAAACGCGCCGCATAAGCCAATCCCACCTCGATGTTGGTTAAGTCGTCAACCGGCTTACCCGCCTTAGCTGCATACTCGCGGAGCGCGTCAATCCAGTTCATCTTTATGATGACTGGCGTTTCTCCACCGTCTGATGGTGCAATGCGTACGCCTAGCGCATCATCGGACGCACACAGCCGCTCCGGTCTGTTCGGATCGCCGCTCACGTTGTACTCGTAGCATCTAACCACTGACCACCTCCGGCCATTCCGCTTCGATGCAGCGGACCACCATCAGCAGCGCCCGGCGGATCGTGCGGAGTAGCGTGATGAGTTGCGCTTGGGTCATTGCGTCACCGTATCGAAGCCATAGCGTCGTTCGTATGCAACGATTTTTCTGACGATGGATTCCAGTGCTTGCTCCTCCGATGTATTTGGTTGAGCATCCATCAGACCCCACGCCTCTGCCAGTGCCTTCTCATAGGAGCAGCCACGTGACGTTCGAGGTCCTTTTCCGTCTCATCCTCGGGGTATTTGTCGTATTCGTAGAGGGCCTTGCCCTGGAGCCGTTCACCGCCGCCCTGAGGGATGAATTCGTACTTGTGGACGTCGGCCTTGAGCGTGCCTTTCTCGCCGTAAATGAAGGCGGCCCAGGGATACTCCGGATCGGGAGCACTGCCCCAGGTGCGATGGGTCCAGACGACGGGGATGTCGCCGAAGTCGAACGTGGCATTTTGCGTGTCACGGATTGTCGCGCGGCTGTTCTTGTCGACGAGGATGCCGCCCGAGGAGCTGACGCGCTGCGGCCAGCCCAGATCG